AGCCTTAGATATAAGCGCCGGTAGCGGTGTCGCTTATGAAACCGTCGTAAACGATTTATCACTAGCATACGTAGGGCAGACTCGAGGCTTGCGTAAATACTCGCTAGGCTTGACTCAGGCCGAGCTTAAGACGATGAAATTTGCCGACGTACAGGATAAACTTAATAACCAATTTTCCGGAGCTAATGCCGCTTACCTTGATACTTACGCTGGCAAAATGGGTATTTTATCTAACGCTGCAGGTGAGGCTACCGAAACAATCGGTAAAAGTTTAATGGAGAGCTTGTCACTATTAGCCGGAGACGGTAATACGATCCAGCCTCTAGCCGATGGGATGCAGGATCTAGCTACGTATACGGCTGAAGTAATTACTGGTATATCTACCTTGATCGCAAAATTTAAGAGCTTGCCGGGAGTAGATAAATACATTACTGAAATATGGCCTGAGATCCTTAAGCGCAGTATGTTCGGTCAGCTTGGAGAATTCTTTCGCAGGTTTGGAAAAGAGGCCGTGCCTCCGGGTATGGGCGGCTATCCCAGCTCAGCTCTAGGCGGTACCTTTGTAGATCCTAATGATGCAGCTCGTAAAAAAGCTGAGGCGGCTGCCGCTAAACGAGCTAAAGATTTAGCAGCGGCTAACGCTAAATCGGCTAAGGCAGAGAAAGCAAAACTAGCTTTAACTAAGGCTGCCGCCGTTTTTGATAGCACTCGGGTTTCCCTATCGGCAGCTCTTAGAGCTACCTACGACAAAGAAACAAAGCTACGCCTTGAGGCGCTTATGCTCATCGAGGAGGATAAAGGCGAGGCAGCTCTTAAGAAAATTGACGAGCTCGCTAAATTCCAGAAAAACGCCGATATGCAGCGCCTAGCCGGTGTCGAGGAGATCAGTAACGCTACGCTACAGTCCCTAAATACTCAGTTACTCACAGAGCTTAAGGTCATTAACGATAGCAAAATGGCCGAGGGTAATAAAGAGCTGGCACGTGAGGAGGCATTTAAAAAGTATAACGCCGCCATTACTGCAGCTGGTGGACTTGCAGCTAAAGAATCGTATAACGAGCGCGTACAGATCCAACTTACAGAGATCGCACGCCTAGCTTCTATCAGTAAGACCTCAAGCGCAGCTAATACCGCTAACCTATTACTTGAGTCCAGCGAGCTTAAAATGATTGATCGAGTGGCTAAGGCTCAAGCCGAGGCAGATAAAGCTCGACTCGATTCCCTTAACGCTTACCTTGCCGCTTTAACAGGGGTAAAAGCTGCCGCTGCAACTCCTCCACAATTTAATAACCCGGGCGATTATCTCAAACTAGGACCGCTAGGCGGTTTAGGCGCCGGCGTCGTAGCCGGTGTAACTCCTACCACCTTTGCACCTACGCCTACGCTAAGCCCGGCTTACAGCGGTTACGGCTTTAACCCTACTATGACCGCTCCAGCTCAAAGCGTAGAGATAACGGTAAATACAGGGGTAGGAGATCCCGAGGCTATCGCTAGAGCAGTCGAGGATATATTTAATCAGTCGAGCTATAGAGGTACCTCAGTAGCCCGTAATACGGGTGTTTACGCGGTATGAGTACTTGGCTACCCGAGTGGAAAATTATTGTAGGGACCACCGTTTACGATAACGTCCTATCGGTCAATATGGCTACGGGTCGAGATGACATCGATTTACAGTGCAACGCCGGCTATGCTCGTATGGAAATCGTAAATCTAAATAACTCGGCCTTTGATATAGACGTAACCGATAGCCTAACCCTAGAGCTTAAAAATAGCGCCGGAGTATATGTGCCCGTTTTTGGCGGCGAGGTATCCGATTTTGGTATATCCGTGCGCTCGCCTGAGGAGATTGGGTTTATAACAATCGGTAATATATTGGCCGTAGGATCTCTAGCTAAGCTCACTAAAGCTCTTTTCCCGGATGCCTTGGCTAAGGACGAGGACGGCAATCAGATTTACGACATCCTTAACGAGCTACTTATTAACTCGTGGTTTGAGGTAGCACCGGCTTTACAATGGTTTGACTACGACCCTACGACTACGTGGGCTAATGCTGAAAACGTAGGCTTAGGCGAGATCGATCAGCCCGGCCTTTACGAGATGATCGCTCGTACAGCTGAGCCGGCGAGCAGCTATAACCTATGCGCTCAAATCGCACAAAGCGCTCAAGGGCAGATATACGAGGATAAGGCCGGGCGAGTGTGCTACGCTGATACCGACCACCGTACTCAATATCTATCTACTAACGGCTATACGACAATATCGGCTAATTACGCTACGCCGTCTACCGTTAAATCGATCCTACAGATCGGCAAGATCCGTAACTCCCTAGTATTTAATTATGGTAATAACTACGCTAACCAAGCTACAGCCCTCGATGCTACCTCAATCGCTAACTATGGCCGGTATCAGCGCAGCGTTACTACTAACCTTCATAACCTAGCGGATGTAAATGACTTGATGGATCGAGAGCTAGGGCTCCGTGCGATCCCTAGAGAACAGTTACAGAGCATCACCTTTAGGCTTGATAACTCAGCCCTACCCGATGCCGAGCGAGATAAGCTCATAGATGCCTTTTTTGGTCAGCCTATGGTAGTTAATGACCTACCGATCAATATGTTTAACGGCTCATTTAATGGCTTTGTCGAGGGATTTTCTATTAAAGCTACGCCGTCATACGTAGACTTTACCCTTACGCTAAGCCCTACAGATTTCTCACTGGTCGCGCCACAATGGGATACAGTGAGTCCACCCTCCCTAATTTGGACGGGTGTTAATGCTACTCTTATATGGGAAAACGCTTTTGGAGGATTAACCTAATGGCAACTACTACACCTAATTTTGGATGGCCGGTACCTACGTCTACCGACCTAGTAAAGGATGGCGCTACAGCTATAGAGGCTCTCGGTGATTCGATTGATGCCTCACTACTTGATCTTAAAGGCGGCACAAGCGGCCAAGTATTAGCTAAAAACTCTAATACCGATATGGACTTTGTTTGGGTTACTGATGCTGCAGGTGATATTACTGGCGTTACAGCTGGTACAGGTATCTCAGGCGGTGGCACTAGCGGTACCGTAACAGTTACTAATTCAATGGCTACCGCGATAGATGCTAAAGGCGATCTCGTTGCCGGTACTGCAGCTGATACTTTTGCTAGATTAGCCGTAGGTGCAAATGGTACAGTGCTAACCGCTGACTCGGCTGAGGCGACTGGATTAAAATGGGCAACGGCGGCAAGCGGTGGTATTACGCTTATCACTTCTACCGATATGGCCGGAGTAGCGGACGTTACGTTTTCAAGTATTACGGGAACTTACAAAAATTTGTACATTCTTATTAAAAATTACTATCAAGCGGCCGATGCAGGTATGAAAATTGAAATAAATGGCAATACTACGGCGAACAATTATGAATACACGCTTACATCAGGCCGCTCATCGGGATCTCTGACAACTTACTCTAATACAAATTTTCTGCAGGATCTTACAACCGAAGGGGCGGATGCAGATAATTTTATGTATCTTTTCTTTCCCGATTACACTAACACCATAGCTAGAAAACAGATCCAAAATTCTGCAGGATACTTGTCAGATAACGGCTCAGTGGTGACACAGTTTGGAACCCATCAATTCCGCAGTACCTCGGCAATTACTAGCATTCGGATTTTCTCTAGTAGCGCAGGAAACTTTACAGCAGGCACGTGCCAACTATACGGAGTAAACTAATGACTAAATCTATGCACCGCATCATAAATGTAGAAACTAATGAGATTACAGACATCGAATTTACAGCCGAAGAATTAGTAGCGTATGAGGCAGCCGAAAAGGCTGAGCAGGATCGCATTGATGCTAAGGCTCAGGCTAAAGCCGACCTCCTCAATCGCCTCGGCATTACGGCCGATGAAGCGGCTTTATTACTTTCATAATGCTAAAGAGTTATAACGGCTATCCAGCCTCAAAAGATCCGGATGAGATAAAAATAAAGTCCTACCCGGTAAGGGGTACGGATCGTAAGCTAAGGTGTGCCGAGAGTGTGGGACCACTCTTGGCCGCTTTCGCTGCAGAGTTTCACGAGCTGATCGAGCCGATCGATGAGGGCACCTTTGACGATTGGGCTTATGCCTTTCGTATGGTCCGAGGTACTACCGATAAGTTATCGTGCCACTCCTCCGGTACAGCGATCGACCTTAACGCGACTAAACACCCTCTAGGTAAGCGCGGCACGTTTCCAGCTGAAAAGGTACCTATGATCCGGGCCCTATCTAAAAAGTACGGCCTTAAGTGGGGCGGCGATTTTAAGAGCCGAGCCGATGAGATGCACTGGGAAATAGAAATATCACCCGTAAAGGCTAAAGCCTTAATCGAGACTTTAGGTTTATAGTTAGACAAACCTTAAGGGCACTTAGGAGTAACACTATGCAAGATCAGTTAATCGCTGCCGGTAAGTCATATGCTCGAGCAGCTTTAGCAAGTGCCGCGGCGCTTTATATGTCCGGTATTACAGATCCTAAAGTACTAGCTAATGCGTTTATCGCAGGCTTAGTAGGTCCTCTACTTAAAGCCTTGCAGCCAAGCGAAAAGCAGTACGGTCTAGGCTCTAAATGATCCGGGCCCTGATAGGGGCGATCTTGGGGATTCTGCTCCTATCGGGGTGCGGTTACGACGGTTGGGTAAGGTATGAGTGCCAAGAATACGAGAACTGGGAAAAGCCTCAGTGCGTTGAGCCGCAGTGTGTGGTTACGGGAACCTGCACTAAGGACCTTATTAAGTCAAATGACTAAGGAGAAGCGCCGGCTATCGCCTGAGGAGATACACGCTCGCCTTATCTTTCTTATAGGCGCGGTACTTGCTTTAACTTTTTTTGTAATTACAGCTGGGGCCGTTTATGCGCTGGTCTTTGTCACTCAGCCCGTAGGTGCTCAAGCTCCCAATGATCGAGACTTTATACAGCTATTACAGACTCTAGCTATATTCTTAACGGGTGCGCTAGGTGGGGTACTTGCCGGTAACGGGCTTAAATCTAAAGCTAAAGAGCCTGTAAAAACCGACACGCCTACGTAGATACTTGCCTTATGTCAGATCGTGGGCTCATACTGATACTACACACGCCGAGAGGGCTACTCGGATAGTATGCCTAATCGGCCTTAACAAAGGGCGATATATGAACAGTGCAGATTTTATAATAGTAATTACCATAACGGGCATAATGGCGGCGTTTATCAAAGCTGCCTACACCCTGGGTTATCGACACGGGCACGGCGAGGGTTACATACGAGGCCGGGCAATCGTTCAAGCTCTCAAAGATAAGAGTTTGATCTAATGGGATTCTTAGATAACTACGAGGATGTAAATAGCCGAATTAAGCGATTCCGCACCGAGTTCGAGACTGGCCGTTTAATTGCTTTTATTGAGGACATCGATCTAGTTAAGGGCACGATTCTTGTACGAGCTGAGGCTTATCGTAAATACGATGATGAGCTACCTAGCGCCGTCGATTACGCTTTTGGCAACGTAGCGACATATCCGCAAAATATGAAAAAATGGTTTATCGAGGACACATTTACAAGCGCCTACGGTAGAGTTATCGGCCTACTTTCTCCAAGTGAGGGCGGTCGGCCTACCGTACAGGATATGCAAAAGGTAGAGACAGCTACAGCGGAGCCGGATTACTGGACTACTAAATTTGTAGCCGATGATATACCTACTCTAGGTAAAGCTATCGAGACCATCGAGCAGGGCTTAGGCGGCGTATTACCTGAGGCAGCTCCTAGATGCGTGCACGGCACGATGGTATGGGCTAAAGGTACAAGCGCCAAGAACGGTAAAGAGTGGGCCGCATATAAGTGCACCGAGCGCAGTAGAGATAAACAGTGTGATCCTATATGGCACGTAATAGGTAGTGATGGTAAATGGAAACCTCAACAATGACCGAGCAGGGCCTCTTTGATTACATAAAGGCTACATACCTTGAGGATCTTGAGAGGTCCGAGCATACCTACGAATACATCGATGCCACGAGTACCGGCTATAGGCTCACCATAGAGCTTAAATGCCGGCATACTCACTATGACGAGCTGATCCTTGAAAAGGATAAGTACGAGGCTCTTATGGATAGAGCTGATGACCTCGGCTTTACACCCTTTTACATCAACTCAACGCCTAACGGCATATATGCGTTCAACCTACGCAAAATAACGGTGACTTGGACTACTAAGCGCTTACCCTCTAACACAGTGGATAAAGGTCCAGCGATCGATAAAGAGATAGCGCTACTACACATAGATAAGGCGGTAAAACTATAATGGGCGAAATGACGTTTATAAAAGCTGGGATAGCTACGACGATCCACGATAACGGCGACGTGACGAGCAGAGTTACGGCAATATGCGACGGGTGCCATAAAGAGAGTAGTCCGGACAATG